AAACAGCCTTCTGATAGGATTGTCGCAAAAGCCTTCTTCTTGTTCTGGGAACGGCATCAGAACACCAGTGTCATCGTAGGCGACTTTTAGATCATCATCAAACTGCTTTTGATTCACGGAACAACTCTATAATCGTCTCTTCTTTTTGACGAGTTTTTTCTTGCTTCGTTTCAATAGTGACATCTTCCGCACGGTCATCTGGAATTGCTCCAGCATAGCGGAGGCAGTCAATGAAGTATTTGAAAACGAGATTGTCTGGGTCAATAAGTCGTTTCCTTCTTGCCGTAAGGCGGATGTGAATGCGTCCTGTATTTTCTTTTTTGCCGCCGCCCTTCGCCAGTGGTTCATTGCGAATAGCGCGTTTAGGCTTGGCGTTACTGCTGGCACTCTTACGGTTAAGAAAGGTTCGTTGGATTGTGTCGATTCGCTCATAGACTCCTTTGCTCACTTCCACATAGCCTGCTGGTATTTCCTTCATTGCCCACTTAATACTTCCTCTTTAAGCCTTTCGGCTTCGGGATCGGGGGCGATGCACATCATCAGTGCTTGGCGGGCCTTCTCCAATTGCCTTTCTTTCTGCTGTAGTAACACCTCAAACACATCCGCATGGACGGGGTTGATGTTAGAATAGACTCGTCCAACAGTCATTTGATGATCCCTTCTTCACGGGCGATGGCCTCAATCTGGCTCACATACTCGCGGGTACAATTGAATACTTCGGCAACGGCGGTGAAGTTGGTTTCGGGGTTGTTCATAATAAAACCCAGAATCTTGAAAGACCTTCCCCCGTTGGACAGACGCCTCTTGGTGGTCTTCTTGCGCCTCGCCCGAATGCCAGTCCGTTTCAACGCCGAAGCCATGGCATGGTAGCTTGATCCGTGTTTTACGGCCAGTTCGCCAATGGTGATTTCGGGGTTTTCTTGAATTTCAGTAGGTAGAGTAGATGTGTTGATCATATAATTATGTATTGACATTACACAGTAGCTGGGCTTTAATCCCCGTCAAATATTAATATTTCGGGGGCGTGGAGACTTTCGTTTCTGCGCCCTCTGTGGTTTACGGGCTTTCCTCTGTTCTTTGTGGAACAATTTGTGGCACACCTTGCAAAGGCAGATCAGGTCATCCAGATGGTTGAGTTCATCCCCTCGGTGTTCGTAGGTGCGGTGGTGGGCCTGAAGTTCTAGCGGGCTATTGCAAACCCCACACCTCCACCCGAATCGCTTCTTCACAAGTCGGCTTACTTCCCGCCAATAGGGGGTGTTCAAGTAGGCTTTATAGGATTCTTTATCCACAGAAAGATCTTACTCTCTTGTTGACAGGGTAGCCACTCTTAGTTATTTTGGCGTTCGTTTGCATAGTTCTGGGTGCGGTTCCAAAAATGTTGCGCTTGTCTTCCAGACCTCGCTTCGGAGCCGCACCCTTTTTTGGTATTGACTTAATTTTGAACGTGTCGTAGCCTCCGCCTGTCTGGAAAGATAAGCGTGAAGTGGGCGCGACATACGCCACTAGAACCTGTGACGAGGTATGCAAGGGTAAAACCGCCGCACTCACAGTTAGCCATCCGTCCCATTGCTTGATCTTATTGCGGCATGGGAATCCAAGATAGTTGAACTGTGGTGGCGTCTCTTGGCTCAAGCACCACCATATGTTTGAGTGTTCGGGAATAAACTCTAAAATACTGAACGGGGCCATCACAACTCAGCTATCTTGGTAAGCGCGAGGGATAATACCCTCGGAGGTTGATTGCGATTGTTTGAAGGTCTATTAGCGGCTTCGGAGCCTAGATCGTGATCTGTGGAATAAAGCGGAGGACTCACTCACAAGGAATGAGCCGATCCATTTTGACCATGCCTTTGCCCCTGCGGGGGCGAGGTGTGGTCATTCGGTAGGATCTAGCTCAAAGGAATTAATCAATCCTATAGGCGGGCGACTGGCTCCAAGCCCGCCGTTTGGGAACATTTCCGAAATTTTAAAAACCAATTTAACAGAGTAAAACCATGATTTGGTTACGCAGATATGGAGGATAATACATAAAATATGTATCTTTAAAAAAAAACATTGAACGCCCCGAAAGGGCTATTGTCTATGTATCTATGAACAACTTTGCGGGATGCATTGAGGGTGCCACTGTGAACACGGGGGCAAGCGACCTGAAATCCCGCAATTCCGAACGTTTCGATGCGCGTCTCCATGGCGCGGGAATAAACGATGAGGAAAATGCTGGGCAGCGTAGTAATACTGGAGCCACCGTATGGTGGACTCCGTGGTCGGGAGGTCTTCAAGGTTTATCCGCCCGTGTAGAGCTAAAATCTACACCCCACTGGAGCCGTAACCATGGGAACCCGTGCGCTGAAAAGTGGATGCATCCTCGTCCCCAGCAAATTATTTCTAGCAGGAGCAGGATGGGTAATGTCAACTCCGATGCTCATGCGAGGAATGTAGCCGTGGCCCAGCGTCTGCATTCCGCTACTTTTGGAGGCGGGGAGACTCGGCATGAAAATGCGGAAGCTTCAAAGATCGGGGGGTCAATGAAGTCGCGCCACCCCGCTTCCAATCTCTTTATGAAAAAACTACTACTACTACCACTGTTACTTAGTAATACCCTTGCCCAAGATGGATCGTTCAATGGGACGGTCTATGACTTGGATTCGGGGCGGATACAGGTCATTAGTGGGTCTGTGGATATCAAACCCAAAGAGGACACATATCTCTCTACTCTTCGCCGTATCAATGCGGAGTTGGCGGAATCAAACGCCCGCATAAGTGCGGAGATTACAGCCAACAATCAACTTTATGAACTGCGGGAACAGACCAGACTCCTGCGTAAAATTGCCGACCAATGAGTAACTATCTCAACGTCAATATCCCTACCTTCTTTGCTTTTGTAGACGAGGGATTTTTTTATGATCTAGAACCTTGTGTTAGTAGAGAGAGGCAACTAGTCGAGGTGTTCGCCTTCACCTCCATCCCCCAAAGATGTGGGTTATTCAGCGTGATGACTGAATACGGAAGCCAGCATGCCCGTGTCCCGATCCATTACCTCCACGCAGAGGATATGGGAGGATCGTCTTACCCGCTAGATTGGATACAGCTATGGGACTCCATGAGCTACTATTGTTCGGTTAATATCTTGGACTACTGCAAGAACAGGGCGGCAAACATCATGCTAAAGAACAAAACCTTTGAAAAAGCAAAATATATGTTCACCTTGGACTGGTGTTTCGGGCCTCATTATACCTCTGGCTACGGAGAGATGGCGGCGGGGCATAAGTGCGGACATGTGTTGGTGGGAGAAGGTGGCCAATATTTTTTACAACCTAACAACCGTGTGCTGTGGATGGACGGGGGATCGTTTATTGCCAAGCAATTCCCCATGAAGCCCGATTGGAGGGTCTTTAGCCAAGAGTTTAGCTGCGAGCATACAGGCAGCAGATGGGTTAGCGAAAGCGAGGAGGAGCTATGGTTCTACGACTTCAAAGAGCAGGGATAGTAATAGCATTACTTATTACAAGTGGTTGTGTTTCTTATCCACCCCGACCCTATCCTTGGAGCTTCCCCCCAGAACATGAGTGGAACGCGCCATTGGAGACTAGTTGGGTCAATGCTGTTGACGCCTTCCGCAACTGGACAGCCCCCAAGGGGAGGGTCTGGAATCCGATTATTCGGGAGTATGAGCCTGACTTTGGCTATGAGATTGAGCTTCTGAAGGCTCTTCCGCCAGATACTGAGGAACATGAACTGTATCAATAATCCAACCTTGCTTGCGGGATTCCCGCCCGTTAGCGTGGCACCAATCATGGCAACCCCGACAAAGCGCGGCAAAAAGACTGTAGTCACAAAGATAGCGACCAACCCTGCCCGCCTTATGATGGATGTCCTGACTCTTCGCCTTCTTACATTTCTCGCATACGGGATGCAGTGCCAAGTAGGCTTTTTTTACCTTTGTATACTCATTGTACTCACGCTGGCGTTTGGGGGATGCGCTCCGCAACCTTCCGCTGCGTTTAAGTGGAGTTTTTGAACGAAGTGGAGTTTTTCTTGTCATACCTACTATGATTACTTGGAACGATTACAATGATACAAAGCCCGATACAGAGGGAATCTACCTCATCAAAAACGATGAGTCAAACCCTCCATTGAAGTGGGCTTGCCACTACCACCCCCACCATGGATGGAGCGGGATTGGACATATCCTTGAACGTGTGATTAAGTATTGGAGTCCATGGCCCGATTCAAAGTAGTTCTTACGGTAATCAATGAAGACTCCGTCTCCCCATTCGTGGTTGGCCCACGATTTCGTAGAGGAACCCCCATGCCAATGGAGGCGTTGTTCGCTGAACGTGGCGGTTACTTCTTTGACCCAGAATCAGAAATCGAGATGGCCAGAGATTGCGCCGAATCCTTTCAAAAATACATCAATCAATCAGAGAAAAAAAAGAAAAAATGAACGAAAGTAATAAAACTTACATTGTGTGCCACGGAGAGAAAGTTGTGGAACTGGACAGGTTTGGCATGAGTAAAGAGGAGGCCAACCAAGAAGCCCAAAGGCTTGTGGCCCATGGCTACAAAAACGTTAGGGTGAGGCTGGAAGATCCTATCCATCCTAGCTGGCCCCTTAACTTCGACGCGCAATGAATATTGCTTTTGCTTATCACAATGGGGACGCTGATCTGGCCATGGAGTCAGCCAAAGCCATTACGGCTTTTGGTATCAACATGCGACATAAGGCGACTTTATGCTGCACGAAAGATACATTTGGAGCTTCTGATATCATCCATGAACTAAAGAAAAGTTTTCCAGAAGTTGATCAATTGTTTGTCCAAGACGGGTTTGATGGCTGGCCGCTTGGCCCGAATCAGATGTTTGCCGATGTGGCTGCTGCCATGTATTCAACCAATACCCCATTCTATTTCTGGGAGCCAGATTGTGTCCCCATGAAAGAAGGGTGGGTTGATGATCTGGACGCCGAATACCACAAAAAAGTTGGTATCCTTGGTCACCTTTACGAAGGCGGCATGGCTTCCAATGGAAAGAACATCTACAAGATGATCGTTGGAAGCGCGGTGTATCCTCCCAATTTCTTGGACTTTTGTCCTTCAGCCCAATCTCTATCAACCTACAATTTGGCCTATAGGGAATCGGGAAATGTTCCAGAGCCTTGGGATGTTCGTTGCCGATGGAACTTTATGGAGATTGGTCGCGACACACCTCTTATCCGAACCTACTGGAAAAGCGTTAACTACCAATGGAAGGATGGGAAAATTGTTTTCTACGCTGAAGACCCCGAAGCCCAAGCGGTTCAAGGGGTCACTTGCCCAGATAGAGTGATCTCCAGCCAAGCCGTGGTCATCCACGGGTGCAAGGACGGATCTCTCCACAAAATGGCACAAGAGGGATTTCCAATGCCGTCAGATTCGACGGGATTAGAGCAAAGCGTCAGCAATGATGCACAAAGTAGGACGGTTTGTGATAATTCGCCAGAAATGGCGATAAAATCCAAAACTACTCTGAAGCCCAAAAATAACTCGTCACAAAAGACGAAAAAGAAGCGGATAATCTCGGAAGCAGAGCGCGAACGCCGCAGGCAGGCGATGATGGAAATTTTACAAAGAAAGCGTGAACGAAAGGCCCAAGGGGCTGTCTAACGCTTCCTATGCAAGAAGTCATCTTTGAACCATCCGCCGAAACCGCCATCCTTTCCTGCCTCTGTCATGCTCCGTCAGAGGATCAGCGTGAGATCCTTTTATCCATAAAGGAAGATCATTTCTACCTTCAGGAGAACAAGATCATCTTTCGGGCGGTCATGCGTTGTATCGCCAAAGGGATGCAGGCAGACATCATCAATGTCAAAGGAGAGATCGAAGCCGCCAACGAATACGATATCGTCGGGGGTGAACAAAAGATTACAGAAGTTGCAACTTCGTGTGTTGCCCACAACAACTGGAAACGCTACTATCCCAAGTTGGAAGAAGCCCGCTACAGAAGGTCTTTGGAATACTTGGCCAACGACATGGTTCACAAGGCCAGAGATCGCGAACTAAAGATTGAAGAACTCAAGAACTGGTCAGAGACCACTGTCATGCGGGCTGACTACGAGATGGATGATGGTAGCAAGCTCTCCATCAACAATGCCTTGGATCGCGCTGCCCAGAACATCGAATCCACGATTGCAGGAAAACCCTGCATCGGTATTCGCACAGGTATTACACCTCTGGATGATCTCCTTATGTTTGGCTTGCGCGGCGGAGACATGGTTGTCTTGGCTGCGAGACCAGCGGTTGGCAAGACGGCCAGCGCCCTTCAGATTGCTGAAAACGTGGCGCTTAACCAGAAGAAGCGGGTCTTGATCTTCTCTTTGGAGATGACAAGCGTTGCCCTTATGGAGCGCATGATCCGCTCGCGGGCGCGGGTGGGTGCTGCTGATATCCTTTCTGGTCGGGTTACCCCGCATCAGAAACAATCTCTCGGACGGGCTGTACAGGAAATCCAAGCATCCGAAATCATCTGCGACGATAGCTCGGCCAAATCTATCGGCTATCTCAAAGCGGTAGCTCGCCGCGCCCATCAGCGCACCCCGCTAGACCTCATCATCATTGACTACCTCCAGTTGGTTAAGGGCGATAGCAAGCGCGGAAAAGACAATCGCGTGTGCGAGGTGGAGGAGATTAGCGGTGGTATCAAGGATCTGGCCAAGACCCTCAAGGTTCCTGTTCTGGTGCTGGCTCAACTCAACCGCGACCCAGACAAGCGCGGTGGACGCCCAAGCCTTTCAGATCTCAAGGGATCTGGAGCCATCGAACAGGACTCAGACATTGTCATCATGCTACACAGCGAAGACGCTCAAGACCATGAGCAGAATCCCACCATGGAGTTTATTGTTGGCAAGCATCGGGACGGCCCGACAGGCGTGGCCAACATGAGTTTCAACAAGGCGATTACCCGATTTGAGGTGGCGTAGCCTTCCAGCAAAAGGCTGGGAAGTTCAACCCTTCTCCACCCTGTGCATCAATTGGAAGATGGACGGAGACCGCATTATAACATCCACAAACCCCGCAAGCCTTTAGTTGCATATCATAAGAAGTCTTTCTTGCTCCAGCGATATGCGGAAGCATTCCAGCAATACCCTTACACCCCCAACAGCCAGAAGTGGCAATTTGGTGCGGACAGGCTGCACAAATCTTGGCCCTGCGCTCCGCCTCCTCTTGATCGACTAGTTGGAACTTGTTGTCTTTGGCAAAGTGATACATCGCCTTGACCCATCGGACAATTTGAGAGAACCCCAAAGTTTGTTTTTCTTGGGTGCATGGCACACAGTTTTCGTTTCCAGCCATTCTCTCACAAAGATTGTGTTCTATTTGTGACACAAGATCCACGGGCGGGGTAATGTTTTTGGAGATTAAAAGCTTTTCGCAATTCGCAACCATGTCATGCCAATCGCCTCCGCGAACGGGCTCGTTTACAATTGGACAATTTACCCACCATCCTTGTGGCGGGACATTCGATTTTCTCTCGTAGCAAAATTTTGGAGCTTCATTCATTGACAACTAACTCCGCTTCATAAGTGTTGTTTTCGGGAATTTTCATGGATTCAAGCTTGGTAGCAATATTAATCTGAATTGCATTCTGCTGATTATTACCCTCAGAAAAGTTGATGGCAGCAGCTTCTGCCAACTGCTTGATGTTTCTCATCATGCCTAGAGCCTCCATGCCATCTAGGTCTTGCGCGGCATCAGCGGCCTTCACCAGAACTTTGCCAGTCAAAAACTTGATCGACTTTTTCATGGTTTCCAAAGATGCCGTGATTTCCGACATAACAGAAGGAACTCCGTCATCTTCCCAAGGGGCGGGAGATTGCTCGTTGACCAGACGTTCGCGGCACTGAATCCAGCGTTGGGTATCCCGCCACAAACAAACAGTAGATTCGCTTACCTTCAGTTCCTCGGCAATATCCCGCAGGGTGCGTCCCGAACAATACATGGAGAATCCCTTAATACACTCAAGCCTGCGCTTCTTATCCATTTCCTCCATTCTGGCGGGGGGAGCAACTAGGGCTACGGGACGTTCCTTATCCCAAGGGTAGAGGTTTTCTGTTTCGGGATTTTCCTGCCAAATCTTAGCGTATTCATCCCATTTCTCGCTATAGATCATCTTTTCAAGAGTGGGCTTGTGCTTAGTTTCCAAAGCCTTCATTACCTCTGGCAAATCCCTACCAGCAGCATAGAGCCGAAATGCATTCTGTTTTCTAATACGGTTTTCGGGCGCGTCCCAATCCCGCTCTCCGCTCTTGCGCTTTTTCTCCATCCAGATTAGTTTAGTATAAATTTCATAAATGGCAACAGTTGATCAAGGGATAGAGAAATACGGGAGGTTGTGGTTACCCAAAGACGGACAGGCGATTACACCAATCCGTATTGAGATGGACGCCTTCCTACAAGGGTTAACCCCTGAAGAGGGCGGTTTAGGAAAAGCCCGTCATTACCGAAATATCGTTTCAGCTATATGGCCCACATTCCAGTGGCATAGGTGGGCAGAACTCAGCGCACAGGCATTCTGCAATCAGGTTTACGAGGTGGATGAGGCCACGGGCAACCGATTTGTCCGAAGTGTTACTGGTCTCGCTGGCGGAACAGACTCTGGCAAATCCTACGGAATGGCTGCATTTGCGCTAGTTAACTGGTTCTGCGATCCGATCAATACGATGACCATTGTGGTCTCTACGTCCAAAATAGACGCCAAGCAGCGTATTTGGGCGGCACTGGTTAAGATGTATCGCGAAGCCCGAAACATGGGGCTGGCCTCTGGAAGGCTCATCGAGTCCATGGATATCATTAAGCTCTCAGACGAAGAGGGGGCCGTGATCGATCCCGAAACAGGAGTTAGTGATGCCTCGTCTATTATGCTTCTAGCGGCTGGCGATGAATACAAAGATGACGCCCAAAAGCGATTACAGGGCAAAAAGAATCGTCGTATCGTGTTGATAATAGACGAGTTACAGGACTGTTCTGCTTCCGTAATTAACGAAGCGGTCTGGGGATTCAAGGGCGCACAAGAACTCTACATTGTCGGCGCTGGCAACCCCTCTTCCATCTTTGACCCCCATGGAAAGTTTTGCGAACCTATCAAGGGATGGATGAGTGTGGACGAGCAAACCCCGAACTGGAAGATACGGGTGGCTGGTATTGAGGGAGTATGTATCAGGTTTGATTCAGAAAATGACAATCCCAATCAACAATCCTTCGACGCTGGTAAGGGGCTGCGCTATCCGTTTCTCCCCAAGCCCAACGATGTGGCCTTGGCCCGAAAGGAACTCGGAGAGCTAAACCCACAGTATTGGAGGAAGTTTAGGGGGTTCTGGCCTCCCGCCGATGCCGATGACTCCACGATTGTCTCAGACGTTCTATTAGCTCGCCATGGGGCACTGGATAAACCGATCTGGGATGGAACCCCGAAAGATATTGCAGGAATTGATCCAAGCTACACTGAGGGAGGTGACCGTTTTGTTTTTACCCACCTTAAGTATGGCAAGCTGATTAGCGGCAAGTGGGCGATAGCTGTCGAAAAACAGTATGTCCTCAACCGAAGGGCGGGGTCTCAAGAAGACTTCCAATACGAGATGATCCAGCAAATCCACGATCTATCCCTTAAGTTGGGAATACCAAATCAATGGATGGGGGTGGATGCTTCGGCTGGTGGTATCTTTTGGTCAATCGGAGAACGAGAACTCCTAAAGGGTTGGCATGCAGTGAGTTTTGCAGGAGCGGCATCAGACCTTCCTGTAAGCGCCCAATACGCCATGAGGAACGAGGTCACTGGAAAGCCCCAAGTCGGCAAGGAGTTGTTCCACAACATGGCCTCAGAACTCTGCTTTGCTGCCCGCTACTTCTTGGAGTGCGAACAACTCAAGGGAATAACTCCTGATTTAGCATGGGAGATGACCCAGAGAAAATATGTGCGCCGAACCCGCAAGATCATCATTGAGTCCAAGACCGACATGAAAAAGAGGATTGGAAAATCTCCCGACTTATTTGACTCATTTGCTGTAGGATTGTTTGTTGCTCGTAAGGTATTCGGAGCGATGGCTGGTAGTGAGGCGATTGAGGAAAAGAAACGGCTCAACAAAGAGACGTTTAAAAAACTCAAACAAGCCTTGACTATAAAGAAGAATTGGTAGATTCTATTTGCCATTTATGGCTCAACTACCGATTGCGGAAGCGGACATCTGCGTTTTTCAGGGTGCTACTTTCAATCAGACTTTATTCTATGAGACGGGCGAACCCTCGGCTCCCGTGGATCTTACTGGCTATACAGCCAAAATGCACATTCGGTCAAAGCCAGAATCCAAGGCACTAATTCTTGAATTGTCTACAACTAATGGTAGAATCGTCTTGAATGAAACTACAGGATCTATTAAGCTCTTTATTTCGGCATCTGACACGGCATCGCTCTCGGTCTGTGATAAAGCCGTATATGACCTTGAACTTTACAACGGGGCCGTCACAACCCGAATCCTGCAAGGCAATGTTATCATTTCACCAGAGGTTACCCGCTAAATGAGTAAGATTTGCATTCCTATCCCAAGTTCCAGTGTTATTGGCGTTAGCTCGACTCCGATTGCAACCCCCAGCGTCAACATCCTTCGGGTAGAGCCATCGCTTACTGGATTGACTGGAGGCGCGGCCACTGATCTTGATTCTCTGAATACCGTCAGTGGAACCTACGCTGTCGGGATTGTACTATTCTTGGTTATCAGTGGGGCTCCTGCAATTTATCAATTGACCAATGGAACGGACGCCGAAAACGATCCTTTTATTATCAGGCCCAATGACTATGATAGCCAAACAGGAACCAAGCGGGTTTGGAAGCGACTAATGTAAAATGAAAAATATTCTTTCACTTATTATCAGTGGAGCCTTGGTTGTTTCGGGCTTCGGGCAAACTCGCAATGTTTTGGTTGGAACCAACAATGCTGTGGTTCAGCCAACAAATTTTTGGAGCGCCGATGCTTCCAACGCTCGTACGGGACTGGGATTAGGAACCGCCGCAACAAATCCCGCATCCGCATTTCAGCCTTCTTCTGCCACACTTTCCAACTTGGCTACGAGTAATGGCGGAAGCTTAACAAATCTTCAGTCCGCAAATTTGGTTGGCGTTATTCCAGCGTCCAATATTCCGTCAACCACGTTAACCAATATTTCTGGAACTCTATCAATTGCATCGGGCGGAACTGGAGCCACCAACGCCGCAACAGCAAGAACTAACCTTGGATTGGGCTGGTCTGCGCTTACGAATACAGATGCCACAAATTTCCGCAATGCTATCGGGCTTGGAACCACTAATAGCGTGACATTTGAAACGGTAAATTTGGGGGGTCTTTATTTAAGCGAGTCCGTAATAAGATGGGAAACTAATGACATAATCGAGCCAGAAACAAGAATATTTTTTGGAGAATGGACATTTGATTCTGGCGCAATTCAGATTGGGGGCGCAACAAATCGCCCATTGTATCAGGCTCAAACTCGCACCAACCTTGGACTTCCTTGGAGCGGGCTAACCAATACCAACGCCGCAACATTCCAAGCGGCTCTCTTTGGGTCTAATACCAATCCAGTATTGGTGAATACCAATGGAGAAGTGGTGAGTCCAACCAATTTCTGGGCAGTGGCCCCGATATCCACAACTGTCCAATACCAGACAAATGTTACTGGAACATCAACAAATGCCGCCACAAACAGCCGCAATCTATTCCTGTTCAGTCTTTCTCCTTCGGTATCTGGGGTAACCAATACGGTGACGTTGCCGACCAACCCCGCAACCACATTTGAAGGAGATAGAGCTACTATTACCCATCTAGCCAATTCAACAAACGCAGTGACAGCAATTAGGCAATTGGGCGCGGAAAGCAATCTAATCACTCTGAACCAGCTTGATGAGACGGTTCTGTTGATGTATCGCAGTGGAGCTTGGAGGTTGGCCGATAATATCTCTTATATTGAGCCTATCTATTTTTCAGGCACCAACGCAGCAGCAAATGCGGCGGCAAGCAGAACAAATTTGGGGTTAGGTACAACAAATAGCGTCACATTTGAAAGTCTTCATCTTACCCGTGCTGCCGCAAGTTCGCTTGGGCCATATATTTTTACATTTGGACAAACAAATACTGGTATTGTTGGCGCTGGTGGCGGGCCTTCAGATTATTCATTTACAATTCAAGGAAATGTAATTTTTTCTATTACGACCAATACTTTTAGTATTGGCGTTCCAACGACAATTGATGAAAGTCTTGAATTTAGTTATGGCGCTGGAGCCGAAGGTGTTATTAGTTTTGGAGGACTTAATGCAGCTACAGGTGCTGCCATATCACGCACTAATCTCGGCCTTGGGGCCACATGGCTCACTAACGCCAACGTCACGAATTTCCGAACAGCGATTGGATTGGGGGCGACGAACGATGTGACGGTTAATTCCTTGACCATTGCGGAGGGAACCAATACTTACATTGCCTTGTTTGACGATGGGGGGGAATTTTCTACAGGTATTACAATGAGTGGAAATTCTGGAATCTCTTTTTCTTCTAATGCCGCAGGAATAACCCGCACCAACCTCGGACTCGGTGCAACCAACATCGTAACTTTCGCGGGCCTAACCAACAACGGGGACATCACAATCAACAGCACTACGGCGAGCAACGGATTACTCTTCATTCGGCGCACCAACAACGAGCCATTTCTCGGTCTCGCTAATCTCGTTGCCAGTAATAACATAACAGTTGGTCACGAAACTCTGTTCCGTGTAGGAACAGCGGAGGCTACCAATAAATCTGCCCAGTTCGGATTCCGTGCAACCAATACCAATGGTGATGGGTTAGCTGTATTCTCAACATTCGGATACAATGCCTTAATGATGGTGGGGCCGTCCGACCGTTCCCGAACCAACTACGCCACAAATACCAATGCTGGAGTAGAAGCAGACATTTGGAGTATTAGCCCGACAAATCGCGTAGCCACACTTATTACTACCAATACTGGAGCCACATTATTTCATAGACCGATTGAATTTAACAATACAACCAATCAAGCTGTGACTAGGACAAATATCGGTCTTGGCGGAGGGATTACCACAAACTATGGAATAGGCGGCGGAGTTACGCTTTTTATTTCCAACGGGATAATTACAAACATTACACCGTAATTACCAATGACCAACTACTGGAGACTTGAGAGAGATATTGAAATCGTCCAAGGAAAGACATGGACGGCGAAGTTTCGTTATCTGACAAAGTCCTGTAAGGGCAAGTCCAATGTCCCAGTTAATCTTACAGGATATGGGGCCAACATGGTGATTCGGGAATGTGTTAATGATAGTGCCACCTTGCTAACGTTGACCTCTGGAGGCGGGATTACATTGGGCGGGAGTGCGGGCACCATCGAAATCGAAATCACCGCCACGCAGGCCGCAAACCTCACAGCAGGCGACAATGTCTACGAAATCGAACTCTACCTCGGCTATACCTATATCGCGTTTGCCACTGGTAAAGCCAAGGTCTATCAGGAGATCGCCCGATGAGCCAAGAGGTCATTGAGATCACAGAGAGGGAGATTGAGATCATTGAGGTGGTGGAGAAGGGGCCGTCTGGCCCAACTGGCCCGCAGGCCAACATCAACTACACGGTAGTCTCTAGTCCGCAAACACTTAGCAACTCACAGAATATCGCCGCCGATACCTCTGGAGGGGCGTTTACTCTAACGCTTCCTGCCAATCCGAATGCGGGCGACTCCATCGATATCTTCGACTACTCGGAGACCTTTGACACCAATCCACTGACCATCGCCCGAAACGGACAAAGAATCGAAAGTCTGGAAGAAAACCTCGTCTGTAACGTCGAGGGAGCCTACTTCACGATGATCTATACAGGATCTACCCGTGGATGGCAAATCCTTCCTCGCTACGGAACCTCTGGAGGAGGAGGAGAATCTATCCTTACCAATCAAGGCGATACCCTCTATCGCGGCCCACTAGTCAACGAGAGACTTCCTATCGGAACAGCGGGTCAAGTCCTAAAGGTAAATAGCGGAGCTACTGCCCCTGAATGGGGAACTATCTCCACAGCACCCAGTGGCCCCGCAGGAGGAGACCTCACTGGAACTTATCCTAATCCAACCCTAACCACTTCAGGCGTAACCTCTGGAACTTATGGATCTTCAACCGCAATACCCGTAGTAACAGTAGACACAAAGGGCAGGGTTACGAATCTTTCAACACAGGCGGTATCAATTCCATCTGGAAGCATTTCTGTCACTGGGAGTGATTTAACTCTGTCGGGAACAACTGGAACAGCTATCACAAATGCCACATTGGCTAATAGCGGAGTTGTTGCTGGCACTTATACCAAGGTCACTGTTGATGCGAAGGGGCGGGCAACTGTCGGAGCTTCCGCCACAAAGTCTGATGTCGGATTAAGCAATGTGGACAATACGTCTGATGCCAACAAGCCCGTATCCACGGCTACCCAGACCGCGCTAAATCTAAAGGCTAATCTAGACTCCCCCGCTCTCACTGGAACCCCGACAGCACCTACCGCTGCTGCTGGAACTGACACCACACAAGTCGCCACTACGGCATTTACGCTGGCAAATCGCGGAGACCGATACCTCACAACCAGCACATCTTCTCATTCTCTTACTACTGGTTCCAAAACATTTACTGTACAGTCGGGACTTAGTTATACTCCAACACAGGACGTTACCATTGTATACGATGCAGCACGACACATGCACGGTATTGTTACTAGCTATTCTGGAACGACATTGGTAGTCAACGTCGAGACCGTAGACGGGAGTGGCGGGCCATTCACAGCTTGGACAATCAATGTGGGCGGGCTTTTGACGGCGCAAGGGGCACTTCTTGAAGTTAATAACTTATCTGATGTCTCAAATCCCGCAACCGCATTAACTAATATCGGAGGTGTTCCAACATCCCGAAGTATTAGTGCTGGCACAGGGTTGACAGGCGGTGGAGACCTCACAGCCAATAGAACTCTCGCTGTCAGCTACGGAACCACCGCAGGAACAGCGGCAGAGGGTAATGATGCGCGGTTGAGCGATGCGAGGGCGGCTACGGCCCACGCCGCGAGCCACGCCGCAGCGGGAAGCGATCCTGTCTCATTACAGCTTACGCAAGTAGTCGCTCCTTCGGGCGGGCTTGGCCCTTTAGGCGAAGGCGAGACATTAAACGATTACTTTTCCAGTGCTGGAAACATTGTTTTCAGCAACACAGAAGACTTCGCCGCCAGCGGCTCCATCACCACCAGCGGCCTAACCCAATCCACCGCCCGCATCCTCGGACGCACAACAGCCAGCACAGGTGCCGTCGAGGAGATCCAAATCGGGTCGGGCTTGAGCTTGTCGGCGGGGGAGCTTTCGGCTACGGGCGGCGGCGGAGAAGTCCGCAGCGATTTCGTCAGCCCTTACACCTACACGGGCCTCGCAGACGCAGGCACCAGCGAATCCACCGCAAGCTGGACGATCCGCCGCAGTGAATACAACTCGGCAGGAACCTATGTCGCCACGCTCACCGCATCCGCCGTCCAGTGGGCCAATCGCCTGACAGCCTCTTACACTTAACAACTAACCAAACAGATAAAACTATGATCGCTACAACTCCTCTTGAAATCGACGGCCAGACCTACGACCGCTTGTCCCTCAACCTCGCCATCACGGGCAAATACAAGGCAGACGGCTCGCCCGATGCGTCCATCGCCATGCGCCTCATTCCCACGCGCATAGCGCCAGCGACTACGGACGAAGAGGGCAACGCCGTTCCCGCCCATGCCGTAACCGCCGACAGCAATGCCATCGGCATCCTGCGCGGCTATCTCTCGGAAGTCCAAGACCCCGCCGAGCAAGCCTGCGTCTCTGCCATCACGACCGCACTGCAAACATTTGTCGCCGCAAAGGGGCTGTAAGTCATGGCAAACTATTTCGCCAGAAAAGCAGGCAACATCAATGCCACCGATGTCTGGGCAACCACGCCCAGCGGCACGGCGGCGGATGTGTTTTCAACTTTTACCAGCAGCGATGTGCTGCACTCCAACAACTTCGCCATCACGGTCAACGTCAATACCACTGTTGCCGCGGTGCGAAATGACAATGCCAATAGCGCCACCGCAGGCGGAAACTTTACGCTTAACAACGGGGTAACGCTGACGGCAAACGTGTTTGCGGGATCGACGAGCACGGCGTGTGTTCAGATGGCGAGCAGCAACTCTGCGACCGTAGTGGGCAATGCAACGGCGGCAACGGGCAGCGCCATTTCTACAACGTCAACGGGCACCCTTACCGTGACTGGCAATTTGACGGGCGGAACTGGCACCAATTCAGCAGGGGCTAGCAACGGTAGCTCTGGCACGATGAATATCACGGGAAACGCGACTGGCGGAACCTCTTCATTTGCTTACGGGGTATCTAATACTGCGTCAGGCACAATCAACCTCACGGGCACTGTTCTTGCAGGCGTGGCGGCAAGCTCGTTTGGTGCGCGAAACGTTGCTGGCGGAACATTTAACATCACGGGTTCAGCGACCGCGACCGCTTCCGCTGCTGGCGCCTCTAACGAAAGCACAGGCCTGATGACGATGATTCGCGCTGTCGGCAATAGTTATGGCATTGGCGCAGCGGGCGGCACGCAACTTGTGGCAGGCGTCAATAGCGTCAACGTCGCCAGCGATACCCGCGCTCAAGAACTTGAATACGGCCCCAACGGCGGGCCTCCGACAACAGGAGCCGTCCGCATCGTCAGCGGCACCAACAACAAGTGCATCGTGGCGCTTACGAGTAGCGCCCTTAAAACGCTAGGCGACCCTTCCGATGGCACGGGGCAAGCCAACGAAGCCGATGTCCGCAGCGGCACAAGCTATGCCCTCGGCAACAAGACAGGCACTTGCGCCGTTCCCGCCGCAGGCAGCGTAGCCCTCGGCGTAGCCGTGGATAACACCACAGGCACCGCCGTCCTCACGCCTGCCGCCGTGTGGGATGCGCTGACGAGCGGGATGACTACTTCGGGCAGCATCGGGGCGCGGCTTAAAAATGCGGCTACGCTGGACTCTACGGGGCAACAACTGGCGGATGCACTTTCGCCTGTGCCATGACGATGAAGACTGCAACCGCATCCCCGACACCCGCACCAGCGGAGTCTTTCGGCGTGCCGCAGGCGACCTTTGCGGAGGCGAGTGGGGAGGCTGTCACTGACCTCGCCAGCCCGAACCCCGAAACATAATAGTCGCCTCCAACCCCGAATCCAGATATACTAAATAGAAATGGCCTCCCTCTCTGCATATTACCCATTACCAGTAGTAGCTGGCACCACCGCAGGCACCTATGCGGAAGGAGATGACGCAAGATTGAGTGATGCTAGAACACCCACTTCGCACACCCACCCCGCTACTGCAATCTCCGACTCAACCACCGCAGGCCGCGCCTTGCTCACTGCCGCAACGGTTCAAGCGCAAAGAACGGCGTTGGAGACATTCGTCTCAGCCGCCAATCTGACAGCGATCCAAGCACTAACTGGTAATTTTCAGCGAGTGTATATCGCTCAAGACACACGGAAAATCTATGCGTGGAGTGGCACTGGTTCTGTCTACACGGAAATTTCTCCATTTCCTCCCATTGAGTTTGTAATCGCCTGCTCCGACGAATCTACGAACCTCACCACAGGCACGGCCAAAGTTACCTTCCGCGCCCCTTACGCTTTCACGCTCACCGCCGTCCGCGCCTCGGTCAATACCGCGCCGACAGGCTCCACGCTCATCGTGGACATTAACGAGGGCGGATCCACCATCCTCTCGACCAAACTTTCCATCGACGCCTCGGAGAAAACCTCCACCACTGCCGCATCCGCCGCCGTCATTTCGGATTCGGCCATCGCGGATGACGCCGAAATCACCATCGACATCGACCAGATCGGCTCAACCATCGCGGGCAGTGGGCTGAAGATCGTTCTCATCGGAACACGGGCATGAGCCTTATCATTGACTCGTATCGGTTTCAGAGAACCAACCTAATCCAGAACGGAGACTTTAGTAATGTCTCTGGAATGGGGGTTACTGGAGGTGGATGGTATAACGGTGTTCCGCCTATGTGGTCAACTGAATCTAATATTGCCAATGCAGGATATTCCGTGCTGCTGCTTGAAGGTAAATATTACGCCAACCTAAATACACTTTCTGTCACAGAAGGCACCGTAGATGTAACTACAAAGTTTCAGCCGCTTTATCAGGAAATGTCGGCACTGCCGATACAACGAACTCTCACAGCGACTTGGACGATTAGATCGTTGAACGGGTATCCTTACACTATGGGTGCCGCTTTCTACGAGGGTTCGTATAATCCGCTTAACAATTTCGTCGCTGTTTACACATCTCCTTTTGATGCCAATACTCGCACCGTCACGTTAGTTGCCAGCAATTTTCCCGCAAACACTTTGATCACGTTTGCGATGTGGCAGGTTGGCAATACTGCACCTGGCGTGACTGATTTGACGATATACGCAGACTAACATTATGAAACTCCTCTACGACACTATTAACGAAACTGTCCTGCCTTGGCCCCGCATTGATGACGAGCCAATCGTTGGGCTCGCTCCAGATCTTCTGGAGATGAATGTGATTGCAGGCGAGATGCCTGCCTACAACTTTGAAACTCAAATCCTCACCCAATCGGAGTCCGTGGACGTAGAGGCGCAAACCGTGACGCGCACGTGGTCGGTGACAGACCGCGCCTATACTGCCGAACAGTGGACGGCGCGTTTTCTGACGAGCCTCCAGATCATCGGTCTTCAGCGTCTTGAGATGGCCGTTATAACTAGCGGACAAGCCCTTGGCCCTGCCATGTCCACAATGAAAACATGGCTTGAGGGAATTCTTCTGGCATCGTCCGCCAATCCATCTCCTCGTAGTGATTGGCCCACCCCTTCTACAACTTATCAAGCGGCTTCGCAGGAGGCGTCAGGTCAATTGCAATCTAATTGACTTAACTAGGCAACCAACTTACACTTATACTTTAATGGCATCTCAAGGATCAGCAGAACTGGAAAATCTACCAGAAAGTGGTAGTCCCCCGAAAAAACGCATCAAATCATCTGATAGCCTTGTGGCAATCGCTAACAAGTATATCGAACAAGATGAGGATGCGGCGTATCTTAGGGCGCGGGCGCAAGCTTTGGTCAACGGCGAAGCCCCCTACGATGCCGAAGAACTGAAAAGCAAAGGGCTAACCCATGTGGTCAATGCCAACTTCGGGGAAGCTAATGCCATTATGGAAGCGGCCTTGGCCCCGTATATCGAACTCCAGAACGGGGTGCCACGCATTGCCAACGTCATCATGGAATCCTATCAGGGAGACTCCAATGAAGACTCCGAAATTATCTCTGAGGAGTTTGATTGGATGCTCAAAGAATGGAGCGACCATGCCTATAATATGCAGCTTCTTTCCCGCGAATTTGTGGGTGACGGGGTCGGGGTCGCTATGTGGCCCGATGAACGCTCTATCTTCTGGGAGCCTTGCGGGCTCAAAGACTTCAAGGTAGCCCGTGATACCAAAGTATCGGATGAGTCCATCGAAGTAGCCATCGTCCAACGCTCTATGAGCGTGAGCGAGCTTTATCGATACATCCGCAATCCTAAAGCCGCGAAAGAACTGGGCTGGAATCTCAATGCAGTTAAACAGGCAATCTGGAAGGCTTCGACCAAACGGGATCAATGGAAAAACTACACCGCCCACTGGGAAGACTTTGAACGCGAAATCAAGGAGAATGACCTCTACGCTGGCGAGTCGGCCTACCACCGCGCCCAACTGATCTATGGATACAACCGCGAATTCGACGGTAAGTTTACACAGCTTATCGGTTCCCGCGATTCTTCGGATTTCCTCTACGAGCGATATAGCCGCTATGGCAACGTAAATCAGTGCTTCGTCATCTTTACCTACGGAGTCGGACAAGGCACTTTCCACACGATTCGCGGACTTAAGCAGAAGATCTACAACCAGATCCAGATCTCTAACAGGGTTCTGTGTCAGTCGGCCCAAGCCGCAATCACATCTGGACTCATCCAGTTGCAAGGTGACGCCGAAGCCATCCAAGACTTTCAATACATTGAGGTCGGGCCTTATACGTTCATTCCTAGTGGGCTGACCCCGATCCAACTTCAACCGCCGTCGATTGCCACTCAGGGTCTTCCCGTCTACAATCTGATGAGCCAAGTGTTGCAGAATAATACGGGTAGCTATCGCTCGCGTCAGGCAACTCCAGACGGCCAAGCCCGCTCTGCTACGGAGGTTGTCCAGCAAGCTCGCCAAGAATCCACGCTCAACGCCGCAGCACTGGAACTTTTCTACACTCCCTATAACAAGCTTCTGACCGAACAATACCGCAGGGCGGTCAATCCCCTTCTAACTGCTAATGATAAGGGTGGGCAACTCGCTCTTGAGTTCCGCCGCCGCTGTGCGCGTCGAGGTGTTTCAATTGAGCGTATGCGCCAGTTCCTTAAGGTCACGGCATTTCGCGCCATGGGTGACGGAAGCCCCGTGATGACCGAAATGGCCAGTAAGCAACTCATGGAGCTTTATTCCTTGATGGACGAGAAGGGTAAAGAAAACACTCTGCGTTCTGTCATTGCAGGCATCTCTGGTGTGGGTTGGCAGAAGGTTAACCTTTTCGTCTCCGACAAAGGCCCGCGCCGTGTGGTGGACTTTGATATTGCTAACCTTGAGAATGGCAATCTCCGTCAGGGTATTCCGCAGATGGTTCACGATAGCCAGAACCATGCGGTTCATATTGAGGCCCATATTCCGATGATTGCCGAAATTATCGAAGCCCATCGTCAACAGCAAATGGCCGATGAACAGGCAATGCAAATTCTGCGTCCTGCTGCTGACCATGTGACCGAACACCTTGTCTTCTTCTCTAACAACAGTTATCGGGCGCAAGAAGTCCGTGAACTCAAGCGCCAACTTCAAAACCTCACAGCTTATATCGATGAGCTTGAGCAACAGGTGATCAACCGCATGATGGCCCAACAGAGCCAAGCACAAGAACAGGCTATGCAAGCTGGACAACAGCCACAGGGACAGATTGATCCCAAGATGGAGATGGAAATGCAAAAAGCGCAACTCAAGTTGGCAGAAATGCAGGAAAAGCGCATGATGAACCAAGAAACCCATCAACAGAAGATGGAGACTATTCGTCAGCAGATGGCTCTCAATGATCTTAAAACCCGCAGTTCCATTCTTGAGAAAACAACAAGGCCCGCAGGCCGACCCCCGATGGCCGCACAAACTGCATAGAAAATATTATCACATTAAGCTATTTGTGCATGGAATGTATTAAAATTTAAGCTATTTGTGCTAGACAAAGTTAGAATCTGAGTATAGTTAGACTTTATTAATGGATTGGACAGATCAGGATTCGCGTGAGTGGAGTAAAACTTGGGCCATGCCCCATATGCAAAAGGGGCTTAAGTTTATCTCCAAACGGGTTCGCCCGAAGCGGAGCAGTAGTCCTGTGGCGCAGGGTTTTGATCTGTCGCCAGTGTTCATTAAGAGCGCGGGTTTTTATGAGGGCAGTCAAGAGGTTATGGATCTCATTGATACCTTGGGTCAGGGACAGGTAAATAAACCCAAATTTGACTTGCCAGAACCCTTCTCTCATATAACTTCAGAAGAAACCAACTAACATAACTAATATACTATTATGGCCGATATCCTCAATTCAGCCCTCACGGGTGACGCAGACTTTGCTGGCACAATCTTTGGTGGCAAAAATCAAGAACCTGTAGAACCGACTCCGAGTGAGACACCCGCCCCAGAAACTCAGCAAGAAGAGCCCAAGCCCGCCGCCGAAACCCCGAAAGAGGAAACTCCCAAGGCGGAGAAAAAAACTACCGTTAAGGCGGAGCCCAAGGCCAAGGCAACCAAGGAAGAGGTAGAGAAGAAGGTTGCAGATATTACCAAGGAAGTGTCTTCGGAGAACACTACAGAGAAATCAAATGAAAATACTTCAGATGATGATCTTCCGCTAAACCCCCACTTCTCCGACAAGCCCGTCTCTGATAAACCCGAAGGTGATGATTCTGAGAAAGGTGTCTCAAGCTGGAAAGAGATCAAAAGCGAAATGAAAAAGGCCCGCGAGGAGCGGGATCGCTTAAAAGCCGAACTGGACGCCACCAAAGAGAAGGTGGGTAAATATGAGGGCGAAACAGTCAAGACCCTCCAAGAAGAACTTGAGAGCTACAAAACTCGCATGGCAGAGCTTAATCGCGAGCTAAAGACCGCAAACTTTGAGCGAAGCCCCGAATACGTCGAAACCATTAAAAAGCCTCTGAGTGGCCTTCAGGGCGATTTGAAGGCTATCGCAGAAGCCAATGACGCAGACTTTTCCAAACTCTGGCAAGCCATCACTGAGCCCGATGCCCGCAAGCGTATCGACTCCTTGGAAGACCTGACCAGCGACTTTAAGCGCATGGAACAGTTGTCCATCGTCAAGATGGCCGATAAATACCATGAACTGGCTCAATACCATGAGAGGTTCCAGAGTGAGGCCGAATCCCTTGCCGAGGCCGAAAACGCCCGCAAGGCCCAATCTGAGCAGGAGTTTATTGAGAACGACCAGAGGCTTCAGAAGGCGTTTACAGCCAAGACTTGGACAAATCTGGAAGACCGCTACAATTTCCTCCAAGAAATCGATGGACAGGATGAGTGGAATGGAAGTATCCGCAGTGCCAAAAAGAATGCCGCCGAGACCAATCTGGATCGCTTGAGCGTCGAAGACCGCAGCGCCATCCTCGCACGGGCTGCTGTTGTCCCCTTCCTTGAAAGCGCCATCAACCATTATTCCGCCCAATTGCAGAAGGTTAGCGAGACCAAGGACGCCGAAATCAAAGAACTTAAAACCCAACTGGAAGGATTGGTTGGGGCTACTCCGAGTCTTGGCAAGGCTACCGAAACGGATGCCAGCGAAGAAGATGAGGATGTGGATAGCTTGATGAATTTCGGAAAATCTATATTCCGTTAAAATTCTGCTATTGACAATTTGGCGTAAATGTAATAGTTTGCGCTCAAGACTTAAGTCTGAGTTGGTCGCAGACGCCTCGCTGGCTGGTTAGCCTTCAAAATTTGTAGCCGTAAATCTCTGGTCGCGGCCCAGAAACTCAACCGATAGACGGGCATTCTATGTCCATCAATCAAACCTAACCCTTAAACTAAATAGAAAAAAATATACTAATATGTCAGCACAAACTGCTACTACTTGTGAAGCTATTAGCGACCAGTTTCAACGCGAGACTGGACGTATCGCTCTTGGCACACATCGCTTGGGTCTTTACAAAGATCCCTATATGCGTTTCGTAACGCAATCCGCTTTCCCCGACAATATGGGCGCGGTTATCACCAACACCATCGCCCAGCGCACTGTTGCCGTTGGCAGCGGATGGGAGGATGTCGGCGTCACTGGCGTTGACGGCGAAGCCAACTCCTGCTTGGCCCCCGTCAAAACCGTTGGCTATGCCTTCGATCAGAAAACCTTCAAACTCCGCCATCAGGCGATTGAGTCGAACTGGATCTGCTTGGAAGACGTTCGTACTTCGGCGTTCCCGATTGACGATGTCAACAACTACATCAAGATCCTTGCCGACAACGTCAACAAGGAGTGGGTTGAGCGTTATGACAATGACTACTACGCAGCCGTGACGAAAGTCTCTGTGGAACCTGGCCTTGCCGAGTCCACGGGATCGACTTTTGGTTCACTTCCGAACCCGACCTCCGTCTTGACGATTGGCGTCCTTCGCGAACTTTATGATCGTCTCTACCAGAACAACGCTGGTGATGATGGTGATGCGGTGACCGATGACGGATCGCCCGTTTTCAACGTGTTCGCTGAACGTGCCACGATTGAGAACCTGATCAAACTCAACGACGATGTCCGTCAGGATATCCGCTGGAGTGATCGCGTTAACGATCTGCTTGGTTCCAACGGTTCCTCGCTCCTGCCCCGTAAGGCTTACGGTGGATTTGTGTTCCATAGCCGCCCGTTCCCGAAGCGTTTCAACGACAACGGTTCTGGTGGTTATGACGAAGTTGCTCCTTACGTCTCCACGACTGGCGCGACCAAGGGCACGAAGTTCATCATCAACCCCGCCTACAAGGCTGCGAAATACACCTCCACGGTCGTGTTCCATCCGAAGGCCGTTGAGTGGCTCGTCCCGAATCCTAACCTCAAAGTTGGAAAGCTCGTTTACGATGCCCAAAACTATCGTGGCGATTTCCGCTGGATCAATGAGTTCGACCGCAATTGCAACCCTGACAAAAACAGTGGTTACTGGCGGGCGAAGATGGCGTGTGCCGCGAAACAGGTGTTCCCTGAATTCGGCTATTACATCCTCCATTTGCGCTGCAACCTTGCGGCTGACTTGGTGGCATGTCCTAGCGGAAGCGGATACGGCTACCTCGCTTAATAGCTAGTCTCTATTCATCAAGGCTTGCCTTGGAGTAAAATCTAAGGCAAGCTCTATGAGGAGAGAATAACTATTATGAAAATCAAAATACCTACCGATTACACTTTGCCCGAAGACGTTGCCGATGGCGATACGATGGAAGAACTCGTAACCTTCCGTGTTGAAGGCGACTCGCTGGTTCCGACCATGATTGCTGGCGTGGAAATCGCCGCAGACGAGTCCGAAGAGGACATGGAGATGGAGGACGAGGCCGCTGACGAAATGGAAGCGGGCGTGTCCCCGATGGCTGGCATGGGTGAGCGTATCATGGGCATGGCTTAAAGGACGGAGACCATAGGCTATGGCTCTCCCTACTTTAGATGCGGTGTTTGCTTCGGCGGCGGATCAGCCCCGAAGGTACATGCTTTCCCAGTGGTTAGCTGGCGAGAAAAGTGAAGTTGCTACTTCTGCTGGTGTTTTGGTTTCGGGCGCTGGCACTGATACCTCTAATGGTACCTACACCTTGGATGGCCAAGAAAACGGAAGAAACAAATATGTTTCTGGATCAAATACCATTACTTGGGATGGAGCAAGTATTTGGACTTTATTTGATTCTTTTGAAGATCGAATAACATATGTTATTCAAGAAGATGTTCAATTTCCTTGGCTTGGAACTTGGATTGTGGATGATGCGGATGAGCCGCCTCCCACCGCAACCGAAATCCCAGCAGTTAACCCAATAGCTAATTACCTCACACTTCCAGAGCGTTATCTCTGGGCCAAGATCGCCGTAGCCGCAGGCGCAATAAGGACTGAAGCAGACTACATCTCTCTTCCTAAACAGTATGTGTGGAGTGATATCTATGATGTTGTTTCGGGGTCGAGCGCGGGCACTACGGACTGGAGCGAGAAACAGGCTCTAGGCCACATCGCCGCCGCCTATCGCGGAGACACGGGTAACCCCGCAAACCTAGCCACATATATTGACTGGCCTTGGCGCTATCAAGTGGCTTCCATTATTGATTATCTTTCTTAATATAATGTAGCACTATGAGCATTGAAGAGATACCAAGGCGGAGAGGGATGGAGCGCGGAGTGAAGCTGACCATGAGCGAGTTGATTGCGGGGGTTGCTTTGATGATTACTTTATTTTCGGCGCTTAATGGATGGATTGTCCTTCCAGAGCAGATGAGGCACATCCAAACCAATGATGCTAAACAGGATGCGCGGATTGAGATGATCAATAAAGAAAACCAAGAGAGATCTGAGACATTGGCCCGCATTGATGAGCGCACAAAAAGAATCGAAGATTACTTGAAATCCAAAGGATTCTAGTTTAGCTTTAAATCTATGAAATCATTCTTTGCCAAAATCTGGGGGATTACCTCCAATGTCTTCAACTTCTTTCTTCCTGTGCTTCGGGAAATTGCCTCCTCTTCGGTAGCAGTTCTTCTCCCGATTGCCTTGGAGATCGTCCAGTCGTTGGCCTCCACCGACAAGACGGGAGCCGAAAAGCGCGAGGCCGCAGTCAAGAAGCTCACTGCCGCAGCTAAAAAGCAGGGCGTTAGCGCCTCTGAGTCCCTGATTCGTTTTACTGTTGAATCGGCGGTTCAACGCTACAAGCTGGAGCAATAACCAAATGAAAGATAAAATCCTCGCATTTCTAGTCAGCAAGCTGGGCGGAGTTATTACCCCCCTCATTGCCATGGTGGTTGCCGCGATTGTCTCCCGTCTGGCCATGGTTGATCCTAAGTTGGCGGAGTCCGTTGATCAGGTCAGTCTTACTGGCTTCATTGTGGCTCTGCTTATTTCTATCGTTAACTACGTTACCAACGAGGTGAACGTCAGGGGTGTGAAGAAGATCCAAGCCTTGGTTCACACTGACGAGGACGGGGTGGCTGGGCCCATTACTTATACAGAGGTTCGTCGGGCTATCGCCATCAAAAAGCCCGTTCGCCGCAAGAAGAAATGAGATTATCCCATGAAACCCTCAAAGCAATACTCGTCCCAGTCCCACCCAAAGAAGATCGCAGAAATTTCTTTGTCCGTCTATTCAGTTCCCTCAAAGTCGGCATCCAAATCAAGCGGGGCCATGATGGAAAGGTTGCCAAGTCCTACCGAATCGGAGGTAGAGCGGATTTCTAGGAATTGGGATATTGGTCGGCGTAAGTGTTGCTGGTAACCTGATGGGGTCTACCCATGTGGAAATCAATCCTGAAACTACTTGGGCTAGAGTCAAAAAATGGCCCAGTGCCGTCCTTGCCGAATTCGCCATCCGCATCCAAGCCGAACTCCATGACAGAGCCGAAGCCCGAAAAGAAAACCTATCGGGAGACCAAGGTCACAACCCCGAACAAAAGCCGAAAGCCCATAAAGCCACAGGCCATCGTCCTCCACCACAGCGGGGGAACCTACGCAGGGGGAGTAAGCTGGATCAAAAACCCCGCAAGTAAGGTCTCCTACCATTGCTTAATTGCGCGAGATGGGCGTAGGACGGTCTTTGGTAATGATACAGATCGGATGTGGCATGCAGGGGTCAGTAGCTACAAGGGGAAGAAGGACGCCAATAGCTGGAGCATCGGAGTATCTTTTGAGGGGGACAGCTACAAGGAACCCCTAAGTGATGATATGATTGAGAGCGCCATTGAGTACATCAAGCCAAGGATGGAAAAATGGGGAATAGGACTAGACATGATGCTGGATCATCGTATCATTTCCTCACCAAGGAAGAACGATCTCAATCCCGAAGAATATCGAAAATTTATCACCCGTCTTAAAAAAGCAGTAAAATGAGCAAGCCGTTGAAGCCCAAGAAGAAAAGCTACCCGAAAAAGCCCGAAGTCAAATCCTGCTACTATTGCGGGTCAAATAATATTGAACGCCTGTCAGTGGGTAATGTCAATATCCTCCGATGCAAGAATTGCGGAGAAACCCAAGACTAGATTTATGGCCTCTCACGACGAAAGGCTTCAAAAAGTCGCTGACAAGCTTGTCAAAGAGCTTGAAGAATATTTTGATTCGGGATTTGTTGTGGCTACATTCAAAGACGGCACCGAAACAAAAAATGTTTTCAATAAGTTTGGCAATGATTATGCTATTGAAGGACTTGTATCCAACATTCATGATATCCTTTACGGGCAAGAAGAGGACGAGGACGGGGATGACGATTTAGATGACGGGGATCTGAAGAAGATCATCAAAGACTCTTAACAACCACACCAACACAACACATGACTACAGTATATATCTGTGGCCCAATGAGGTCACATCCCAACCTTAATCATCCTGCATTCTTTGAGGCCGAAGAAACTTTACTGAAAGCGGGGCATAAGGTGATTAATCCCGCAAGGATGGATCAAGAGCTAGGACTAGATCCCCACAACTCTCAAATGGACAGCAAGTTCATTGAGGACTGCGCCAGAAGGGACATCGATGCAGTCTTTGAATGCGATGAGTTAGTTCTCCTTCCAAAATGGGAGAAGTCCAAGGGGGCCAGAGCGGAGGTCGCCGTAGCCCAATGGCTAGAAAAACCCTTGCGTCTCTATCCATCTATGGTTAAGTTAGAGAAAGAAGATGTGTGCGACATTGCCAAGCGTCTTACTTCCTATGATCGCCAAACTGACTACGGAAGCCCGATTGAAGACTTTACCAAACAGGCCAAGATGTGGGGAGCCATCCTTGGGGTCAACGTGACCTCGCAACAAATCGCCATGTGCATGATTGCGGTTAAGCTTTCCAGACTCACCAACTCACCCCGCCATCGTGACTCAGTTGCAGACATCTGTGGCTATGCGCGGTGTTTAGATCTCTGCAACCAAGCAACCTCTCTATGAGCAAAAAAATAGTAGTCCTCTCGGACTTCCACTGCGGCCACAAAGTAGGGTTAACCCCGAAAGGCTATCTCCCAGAAGAACCAGCCGAAGAGCGGTCACGTTGGGTTAACGCCAACAAAGCCTACTACAACT